GAGGGCAGTTCCAAGATTGTAATTATCAGGTTGGAAGTCCATCACCACATCCTTCGCCTCTATCTTCAACGTCTTGCCGATGTAGTACTTTGGTGTCATTAGCCAAAGGTACATCATCCCAATAAATGTAGATGTGGTCATTCATTATTTAGAATCATTACAAATTAACATAAGGACTTGCGTATGTCAAAATTATTCCTTTTTTTTTACAAATTAAGTTAGTTGTATAGTTAACTTAATCAACTTACAAGTTAACTTAAGTTAGTAGTTAGTCAACTCTTAACTTTACCAAACAACTAAAAGAAAAAGAAACTAAACAAAGAAAAAGAAAGAAGTTGCGTTGTAACGCATCCAAATACCTCAAGGTATAGAACTATACCCTTTCGCATATAAAGTCGCTTAAAACGCCCCTAATGCATCTTAAAGCGTATAATTACTCGGTGAGTTTATCTACCCAACGCTTCACGATGTAGCCACCCACCAAAACAAGGGCGAGCATCGTAAGCCCTCCCTCAAGAGTCCATCCCCTCTGCTTCTTCTCCTTCGTTAGAATCTTGGTTTGTGTAACTCTGATCGTATCGGGCAAGCACGTAGCCTCAACCAATACCTTTCGGTCTATGTACTGAAGCTGCAGCCTTACCTTGTCTTGGTAGATTGTCGTGTCCTTGTAAAGTTCGAGCGTGTCCGTTAGATACTTTGTCTTGGTGACAATCACCGTATCCCTTACAACCACACTCTGCAGGATGGGTTTCACAGTAGCGCAACTGCTAAGAGCCGCAAGAGTCGCAGTCAGCAGGATTGTCCACATTGCAAGTCGGTTGGGGTTTAGTTTCAAGGGAGTCAAGCCATTCATCAAAAGAGGAGGTATTTAGTTTTGCCATTGTGTTTGACTGCTTTTAGGATTTGTTTTCGGTTCTTGGTACTTGAGTAACTAACGTGAACCCACGATGGCGCAGTATCAGAGCCAAATTCCCAAATCAGTTGGTCAAAGTCTAAATTGTCTTTTATCCAATAGAACAACACCTCGTTGCCACCATCAAACTTTAGGTCAGCCGCTTGAGCCTGTACGTGCTGCGAGGTCTTTGCTCCCCCTACTTTGCTATTCACCGCAGGGCTGCGGTATGCACTCGTTACTTTCACCGCACCCAATGCGTCTCTTGTGGGTTGTAAGACGTTTTCTGCAAGCGCACGGAGGTTGGGTTCCAAGTGCTTGGGTAAAGCGTTAGGAAGCCCTGTTTTGGTAGCGGTCAGTTCTGCGAGGGTAAAGTTCTTGGTCACGTTTTTAATATCAAAAGTTGTCGGTTTTACACATTATGCGCATTTGAGTTTACACTTTGCACTTTTTGCATAGTGCTTAATGTGCCTTTAATTGCACAATTTGTAGTCATAATGCACATTAAAACGTACATTAACAGGTTAAGTGCGCCTTAATGCACATTTTAACGACCTTGACTTTTGTAAGGCTTGGAGTAGTTCTTACTCGCCTTATTAGCAGATGCACTCTTGGAGTGCTTGCCTCGCTTCTTGCTCTTACTTATCCGTTGGCTTACCGCCTGTTGCTTTGCCATCTTCTTTGCCGTCTTTAAAAAAGAAAAGTGCGAATGCTCCGACCATAAAGGTGGACACTTCTGTTAAACTCGCACGTCCTGCCCACACCAAAACAAAACAAAGGCCGATGATTATCAGCCCAAGTAGAGTAGTCTTCGGGTTACCGAAGATGCGCTCAATTAGCACCTTTGTCCTTCTTGTAGTCCCTTCGCCACTTCCAAAGAGTGTACGCAAGTGAGGTTACAAGTACGGCTAAACCCAACATTTGATGGGCGTAGCTTACGAGAAGTCCTGCTCCCGTTAAAGACCAAGACGTGATTACGCTATCAGCCGACTCCTTTGTCATCTTTGTTAAGGGTGTTCTCGTATGCAGATACCAAGACCCGAACCTCATCTAATTGCATTAGTAGATTCGCCTCTTGCTGCTTTAATGCATCAAGCCGTTGTTGTAGGTGTTCCATCAGTAGGGTAATTCCCTGCTAATTTACGCTTGCGCTCCTTCTTCAGCAACAGGCTCCTCAACCACTACGGGCGTTGGAATCATTGCCCAAGCATCGTTGGCAAGGGTGCGGTAGTAGCCATCAACTCCCAATACCTCATCGGCAGCAGGGTCGTTTACTGCAAGCACGGTGCGCCAATAAGATGAAGCGATTACTGCTCCGTCTTTGGTAACGTCTGTGGTTTTGCGGACTTCAATAGTTCCGTCTAATTTGACGTTGAATGCGCTGATGTAGATTACTTCTTCAATCATTTTGTTTTGTGTTTAATCGTTATACTGAATATGTTCCTGAAATTTGAATAGCACCTGCGGCATCATAAGCAAGGGAAGCTTGAGCACCGCCACCTACGGGCATTTCTGCGAAGCGTATAATGGCTGTGCTTATGTTGCCCCACGCCATTGGCATATTAAGAGCAGTCATAGTTATATTATCAAATGCCCCAATAGTAAATGAAGGGTATGAACTTCCACCAATAGTAAACGGAAGATTTGTTATAGTAAGGTTTCCCGTGCCCGTCCCTGCTGAGTAAACCATAAAAATTTCAAATTGAACTAAACGACCAATTTTTGTATATCTGCCCTGTTGTTCACTATATGTTGCAGTTCCTGCGGTTGTGGTTCCTGCAATAGTCGGGCTAAAAGTGCCTTCTTCGTAGTCATTAAGGGCGTTGGCTACTGCGGTGTCCCCGTTGAAGGTTACTCCGTAAGCAGTTACTCGGAAGCGTTCTGCACCGCTCACATCAAAAGCAATAGGCTGATAGGCCCCTGCGCTTAAATAGGTTTGGCCAATTACTGCCCTCGTACCCGTATTGCCAAAGTATAATAATTCAGCGGTTGCGGCAGCCGATTCTATTCCTACCCCCGTAAATCCGAATGCTCCGTCAGATAATTGTTTAATACGAAGGCCGCTGCTTACACCACCTGAAGTAGGCGTACTCGTGCCGATGCCTACGTTGCCTCCTTCAAGGATGCGCATACGCTCATTGTTCACGTTTTGCGTAGTTGTAGTGTTGAAGGCAAGGAAACCACCGAAACCCGAACCTCCCGCATCAAAACCGCCAACAATTCGCCCACGAGTATTATTGCCTACGCCACCCGCTGATGTGATAGCAATTTCACCCGTATTAGCAGCATTTGTAGATACAAATCTTGATACTGTAACATCCGTTGATTGTACCTCTAACTTTATGCTTGGCGTATTCAAACCAATACCTACCGCAGCAGTTGACAAAGCAAGAGCCGAATCATTACCCAAGCCATCAGATAGGTATTTAGCCGTACCGCTTAATGGCCCGTTGTCCGTAACCTTAATAAGGCTATCGTAAGTGTCCTGTGGGGTTGTCCCCGTTAATGTTGTTCCCATATCTAATTATTCCAAGTTGTTGACCAAGTATTCCAAATTTCTTCTATCAACTGCCAAGCACCTTGCTCGTTGTTGCCGTAAAGGTTTGTAGTAGGATGACCATAAGACAATGGCTGAACCATACCCCAAGAGATACTATTCGTTGCTGCTGCTTGACCCCAATAGATGTCATTGTTTGCTGCTCCTTGTCCCCAATCGCCTTGAACTCCCATTGTCTAAATAACTCTTTAACTTCACAATGTTGCTACGCTTCGGAGTGTAGGTGCGTATTTTCCCCTCCACCCCGTTTTGCCTCGATTCAGACCCGTTGCCCAAGCGTGTTTGGTTTGTTCGCTTCTTGTTGCCCATTCTAAATTATCAATTTGATTATCAGCCTTTATCCCGTTCTTATGATTAACCGTTTCTTTATTATCTACGTTTGGTATAAAGGCATTTGCCACGAGGCGATGAACTAAATGGTTTGACTTCTTGCCCTCCTTATTTAGTGTTATACGCAAATAACCAAAATTTGTTATCCACATAGTTACAAGCTTTGACTTGTACATATTGTGGGATGGCTGCCCAAACTTACCAAGCCGTTCAGCCCTTCTGTCTAAACTTCGAACTCGGCCTTTGTTGCTTACCTCATAAAATCCTTCGAAGCCTACGACTTCTTTCCATTCTTCTTGCATACGCTTTTTTTGTTAAAGATAACTACAAAACCCAACTCGAAAAGTTAGAGTCAGTATCGGGGTAAACGTCAGCGTTGTTGTTGGCGTTGTATTCGGGGAATGAGGCTTGGTTGTAGCTCATATATGTAATGAACCTGTCGGTATAATACTGCGCCAAATCCCGTGCCTTGCCTACCAAATAGTCCACCTCTATCTTCTCTGCCGTTGTGCTATTCTCGGAGTTGTGCTTGAACACACCACCATTGCCGATGGTATAAGCAGCAAAAGGCAAGTACTCCACCATCGCGTAGTGAATCAACATCGGCTGCAAGTAGTCGTTCACCAACGCCAAGTAAGGGTTTGCAAGAGTATTGGCGATGATGTCGTTGCTGATTTTATCATACAACTTCGTGCCTGTGTAGTTTTGGATGTGTATCTCCTGTGCTATCTTGATGAACTGAATAAACTTGTCCGTGTCCACGTTACCGCCTATCGCGGTGTTGCGAACCAAGTCCTCTCGTTTAATCCATAATGCCGTCATACAAATGATATTTTATATTTGTTAGTGTGTTTTCCATTAGCCATTATTGAAACAAGTGCTTGACTCACCCCAAGTGCCGTAGCACAAGCTTGAGTGGATTCAAACTCCTCATTGAGATAACTGCAGAACACACGCTTCTTTATTTTTTCAATAGCCCAAGTTG